ATGTTTCCTTCCTCTGTAGCTTTACAATACTCACAACATAGATCACAGTCATCTGCACCGCCCAATCTATCTATGCTACATAATTCTTTTGGTACATAATCGCCACAGTATTCTATTGTCAGTCTCTCCATCTTTCCCTCCATTTAACGCTCTAATAATTCTGGATTGTCAAAAATGTTTCCAATGATCTCATATCTTACATGAGATCGAAAACTAAATATTCTCAAGTTATTTTTTAACCAGAAAGAGCCATTGAAAAATTCTATGGAAAATTTATCAAATCCAGCGTAATTATGACCGTTCCCGTCATCTACTCCATACTGGCTTGTTTTTACAATATCTCCCTCAAAAATCTTTCTGCCGTTCATATCGTTCAATCCAGTGTACTGGCAGACGCTACTTTTATCAATTAGAAATTCCCCTTCTAATTCCGGAGAATTAATATAATTTTTATCGGATAAATACCCTTCAATCCACTCTCCATCAAGATGCTCATTTTTAGGTGAATAATAGTTCTCTATTCATTTTTCTTCTCCACTTACATGGTTGTAATCCATCATCTCCAGCTAACCACATTCCTTTTCCTGGTTCTTCTATTACCTCCATTTTTGATACATCAGAAGCACCTTTTTCATCAACACAAGGAAGCAGATCATTTCCCTCCCAACAAAAGAAAATTCCTGTTATAGCCACATCTGTTGTCTCTGGTTCAAACCCTTCAAACGTCTTTACCGTAGTTCTATGTACTGTCTTAAAGCAAACATCAAATTCCCTTACCTCACCATCATCCAAAACAAGTCTTGTACGACTTCCAACATGAATAGGGTTTCCATTCTTATCAAATAATCCTGTATTCATTTTTCTCCTCCACTATAGCCCGATTTCATTCTGCCGTAAGATATTCTGTCAATTCGTCCTCTATTTGGTCATAGTCCTCATTCTGTAACCATTCCAGATAATATTCTCTTTCGCTTTCCAACGCTTCAACTATCATCTTCGCTATTTGTCTTGCACTCATTTTAATATCCTCCAACCTGTCCTTAAGCCCGATTTCATTCGATGCCACCTGATTTTACGATCTCAATGTCTCTCTCAACCGCTGCTTTTGCATTTGTTTTTCCCACAGTATTCAAAATGTCTCTTTCTTTACGGCCAATAATGCTTTTCTTATGTTGTTCCAACTGCTCTGCAACCTTATCCACGTCATATGCGGTAGGCTCGTCGTTCACTGCCATCTGATAAAATTTCAAATATTCCCTTGCCGTTCCTTGCATCCCTTTATCCATGTTTACAATTAGGGATTCCGCATCAATCAATCTCATTTCCCCTTACCTCTTTCCTCAACTAACTCCCAGTTTAGCTTATAACCCCAACCACAAAAAAATATATCATTCACACCTATCACTTAATACGTCGCCGGTAATAACAACGCCCACATACACCATGCTGATTTCGTAACATACACTCCGACCGCAACCGCTATCCCTGTTGCGATCCATGCTGCTGCCCTTGCCTTCTTATCATCCATGCAATTACCCCCTTTCTTGCGCCAGCGCAATTTCTTCATCAATCTCAAAACCCTATAAAATCAAACAAATTCATCTGGTCTTCTTTATCAAATACAAGCATTTCTTCTTTTGCCCTCTGATAAAAATTTCGGTCAATCTCAAAACCATATGCACTCCTGCCAAGTTCAAATGCCGCCCTTAACGTTGCACCGCTTCCAGCACATGGATCTATCACTACATCCCCCTCATCCGTAAATATTTCAATCAGCTTTTTTAACACCATAATGGGTTTTTGCGCAGGGTGAATCTTCGGTATTTCTTTCCCATCACGCTCCCAGGAAAACCAGTTAAAAATCATACGTCCTGTACCGCGGATGTTCTTACCGCTTTCATCAATCTGCAAGCCATTTCTCTATACAATTCACATTTAATTTTTTTTTCTTTCTCTGGTCCATTTCTTTTCATTCCTTGCAATCTGTATTTAACTTGATATCTCTCATATTTTCATTGGCATAAACCAATCCAATTTCCGGCGCTTCACATAACTCCTAAAATTTCCATATGTGCTATAAACTTTAAAATATTTTTCTACATATTCGTAGGTATCTTTTATCGACTTACCACTAAACAGCAATTCTTGTATGCGTGAATAATAAGGGTCAAACATACTCCGCCCTTTTTGATATCTATGACGCAATTTCTTCTCTGTCAAACCATCCTCCTTTCCCCTCCGGCAAAAAAAGCCGGAGGCTGCTTATCGGTTATCCTGATGCCTGTGATACAATGTGCATCCCCACCAGTGTTGATGCTATAACTTTTTTATTTCTTCATAAGGTAATCCCCGTGTATATCCATCCGCCATACTCACCCATACTATATCTGTAAAACCTATCCTTCCAAATCCATACACGTTCCCTTGGCCGGATATCTTTTTCCCGAAATCTTGTACATTGCTAAATCCTACAAGGTCTCCTCTTTTCAAATCCTTAAATTCATTGAGGTTCATATTCTCAAACCCTTTCTATCGCCATGATGCAGTAACCATCAACAATCCCCGTGTAATCTTCCAAAATGTAGGTCACAAGAACCTTGAGCATTTGCCCTGTAAATAGCCCCTCTGCATATTCCATCAACTCAAGAACATCCCCCACTCGGTAATTCCGGTCATTTTTCTGGAGTTCAAACGTTTTTCTTCCGCTGCTAACCTCCTCAAAGAAGGTCCTTCCAATCTTTATTTTATGTACCTGGTGTCCTCCGTTTGGGGATTCACTTGGAAGTTTTTCCATCCTTTCTTCATCCGCCTGCTGCCTGAGTTTTCTCGCTGTTTCCCTGTCTATTCTATCCTGTTCTTCAGAATACCTCTGTTCTTCTGTTTTTTCAGTCTCCGCCTTATTGATATATTGGTCACACTTCCGGCAGGTGCCAGTCCTTACATTACATGTGGAATAGTTTTTACATGAATAACAGATAGATGTCATACTCTCTGGGTGTGGGGCTTGGTATTCGCTGCCTGCTGCCATCCTGGCTTCATTTCCTGCATTTTCTTCATGATGGCTGCCTGCTGCCGACTGGATCGGATCCTCTGCTTTGTCTGTCTCAAATTCATCTGACTTTTCACTATTCTGGGCTTCTTCTTCGGTGTCAGAATCTGACACCGGCTTTTCTTTTAATCCCTTGATTGTCCGATAAGTCAACTCCCCTGTGTTCTCCAAAATCTCCAGGGCTTTTTTCTGGTCATCCTCCGTCATCCCCGATAGCTCATAAACTGCGGAAAATGTAAGGCGGTTTTTATCCAGCTCTTTCTTGAAATCAGGAATCAGATTGTTATTCACAGCCTCTATCTGTGCTGCCTTTGTATTAGATATATTCAGCAGCTCTGCAATTACCTCCCGAATCCTGCCCGACTGCAGGTTATAGCCTTTCAGTTCAATACCGTTTGCTTTCATTTCTTCCAAAGTCTCTTTTAATTCATTTTCTTCCCTGAGCAGGGTCGCAACATCCTTATTTCGATGGCTGTTAGCTATTATCATAGCTACCTTTTCCTCATGGGATGTGGCAGGTGCAACGACATTGCATGTCACAAATTCAAACTCTTTATACCCTCGTTCTACCAGCAGACGCAGCGCACGCCACCGACGCTCACCGGAAATCAATTTATACTCACCAACGGCTTCAAGCGGCTCATACTTAACGACCAACCCCTCCAATAATCCGATTGCAAGTATCTCCCCTGCTTTCTGCTCAATATCTTCCTGTGGGTAAAAATTATCTTCATTGGCATAAATCTTGAAGATGGACAAATCCCTTGTCCGAAACCTCGCCCTTGGTTCTGTCTCATCTATACCGGCTTTCGTCTGTCTATTTAAAGCGTTCAATACTGTATATCCTGTTGCCATTTTTATACATCCCTCCCTTCGCCTTCTTCCAGTTCCTCCACAAGTTCAGCCACAACATCCCTGTAATCCTTTGAAGCGATACATTTAGGTGAAAATTCCGGAAGGGGCCGCGCCTCTATGGCCGCCCGTTCCGCAATCACAGAACGCCTTATGGTGGTTGAAAATACATCAAACCCTGATGTATTCTTTAACCAGTCCTCAAACTCTAAGGAGGTTTTATTTTTCTGCCGCATGGTCAGCAGCGCTTTTATGCGGAGAGCTGGATGAATCTGCTTTAGTTCTTCAATCTGTTCAGCCATATTCATGATTGCACGCACTTCATAACCGCCTACCTTTATTGGCACAATGACAAGCCCTGCTGCCATCAGGATGTTAATGACCACCATGTCAAACAATCTGCCGCAATCACAAATACAGTAATCGTAAGCGTCTGTAACCTCTCCCAGTGCATCCCTCAGACGGAAGATCTGGTTATCTTCTGATTTCATCAAAAGATTCATGTCCGTCTGCATGAGATATCCGTTTGCAGGAATCATATCTATGTGTGTGAACCTGGTCGCCTTAATTGTGTCTGTGGTATGAAAACTGCCGCCGACACTCACATGCTTCTCTAGCAATTCACTCATGCCGATTCCCTCTGGTTCATAGCATCCATATGTATCAGAGGTATCCCCTTGCTGGTCTCCCTCTATGATTAATACGCGCTTTTTTAATTCCTCACCTAAAATGTAAGCTATGGAATCGGCGCTTGTTGTCTTTCCGATCCCGCCTTTAGGCGACATGACCGCTATAATCTTCATAACCGTCCTCCTGTTCTTCTTCTGGCAGCTTTTCCCAATATGGCGGTATCCCTCCGTACTTCTCAAAAACCTGCTCCCAATCAGAATCTTCCCCTATGTGCTGCCAATATGTGTAGTCCGGTTCTTTCTGTCCGGATACCATTTCATAACCTGTGATAATCCATTTCCCAATCATGACCCTGTCATCCGTCCAGTAATTCCCTTCACTGTCTATATATACATCTATCAGCCATTTCCCACGCTTTACAGTCCCTTCATATTCCGTCCTCAAATGGTCTTTGTACAATTTCCTGCGGCATTTATATAACCTTGCCTCTTTAACGCACTTTTCAAGGTATTCCTGATATTCTGGATTCTTATTCCGGTTACTTATATCTTCTAAATAGTCCTGATAAAGCAGTTCTTCCGGACACTGTGCAAGATAGTCCTGTATGTACCCCATCACTGGAAGCCCTCACTTTATTTTTCCATTTTTAATGATACTGTTGTTAGGGAACCCCATGCAGCACTCCCCTATCTTAATACCTGCCTCACGGCAAATACCCCGCAGACCTTCGCCTTCAATATTCTTTGGCAGTTCCAGGTATTCCGTTATTACGTTTACAGCGTCCTCCATGGTATAGCATGTGACTGCATAATGCCCTGCTGCCGCCATATCCTCAAGAAATTCTTTCTGCTTATCTGTCTGGCGGTTGTTTCCGTATTTCATCTCAATATATAACCCGCAGTAGATGCCCTTCGGATATGGAAGGCACAGATCGGATACTCCGGCCTTCACTCCCATCTGCTTTAACTTTATGGCTTCTTGTTTGTTCCTGCTGCCACCGTTCGGACAATGGTGTAGCCATTTTAATTCCGGATAGCGGCTTGTCTGGTGCTGCGCCCATTGTATAAGGCTAATCTGCTCAGTATCTTCACTTCTCTGTGCATATCTTAGATTCATTTCTTTTTCCTTCCTTTCGTGCCGCTTATAATCAATCTTCTATGTACCCCTTTTCCTGTATCCGTCCAATTAAATTTCATCCTTTAAATCCTCCTCTTTATTTGCACCAATGTATAAAATAAAAATTCATATCCATCCTCGGTAATCCCTTCGCTTACGCTTTCTTTATCCAGATACCACCCTTTCGGAACCCTGATATCTTTCCGGAACCGTTCTCCGCGCATAACCTTCTTTTTTGGCTTTGGCCGCTTGAGATTACGGCTACAGTTATATGCCTTCTTTTGTATCTGTTTATCCGTTCTCCTTGTCTTTTGATAATATTTAATGAAATACTCTGCCAGTCTCCGGTACTGCCCCGTATCATCCAAAGGTTTTGATGATACAAATCCATATTTCCACAACTTTTCTATCTTGCGCATATCTATGTCATTGATTACCATATGGATATGTGTCGCACCCCGATCCCCTACTTCAGTTGTCTCCACATACTTCATCTCCTGTCCGTCTTGCTTATAAACTTTACGCATATTCTTAAGGAGTTCCCTTCTGTGGGAGAGTAATGTGTCTATATCGGGAGGTCTGTTTTTTACCGCATAAGAAAATGTTACATATCTGCTCGTTTCATCGAAATTCTCATTCAGTATCCGTGTCAGCTTCCTTACCAACTGCCTGTCATTTACCTTCTGCTGCTTCTCTGAGGTCTCTTTCTCCTTCGGATTCCTCTTTTCTCCCTTCGGCTTGTACCTCTTTGTATAATACTTTGCTATCTCCTTCGTCCTTCCAGCCTTGCATATGCTCTTTATATAAGGCATCCATTACCTCCATGGTTCTTAAGATAATATACTTATCGAGTCTAAACGGGGGCTAAAATTCCCCCGTCTTTCTTGACTTTTCGCCCCACATATGGTACATTGGATACGTAGGTAATATACGTATGGGGGCGGAAGCCTTCGGCACATCTATTGGCCGTAGATGTGCTATTTTTTTGTGTTTTCTTCTTCATTAACAAGTAAAATGCTTTTGACAGACACTTCATAGGCAATCCTCTTTTCTGCCTCTGTCTCCGTTAATTTCTTCATGTATTCCCTACTCTGAATCCTTCCAACAATCTGGACATGCGCGCCAACTTCAAGCCCTGCTGCTAATTCCGCACCCTTTCCCCAACAGATGCATGGGATGTAATCCGACTCTCCATAAGGCCTATTTACAGCAAGCAGAATATCTGTAATCCTCCGGCCTAATGGCGTTTCGCGGTAAAGTGGTTCTTTACATATGTAACCGTCAAGAAAAATATGGTTTGCCGCGGCGGTGTCTGGTTCTTTCCCGATCAACTCTACCCCTTGTCCAAATATGAACAATTTAAGCCTTCGCTTATCCCCGTCTTGCTGGTTGTAAGAACGGTACTGCCCGTTTATCAGGACAAATTGCCCTGTGTATTCTTGTGACATATCAACAGATTCATCTGATATCACCAGCGGAAGTATGTCTATTTCACCGCTATTGCGTCTCACATTCACTTTTGCCTTGTAAAATTTTGTACCATGCGTCTCACATTTAAATACAAACGGGGATACAATATCTCCCATAATACTCACTTGGTTACTTTCAATAAATTCAACTGACATAATCTTAAAATTTTCCTTCCTTTGTATTGTCATCTGCTATTTCGCTATTAAAGCAATGATTAATATAAAAAATGCAAGTAAACTTACTACCGTGCTTGCGACCTGAACTAATTGATAAATCTTCTCGTACATGCTACCTCACCGCCTCTCTTATCCCCACGAGGCTTTCTTCGAGAAATGCCTTGTATGGCTTGTACGACTGGTTATCGCCTCAAGAGGCGATTTTCTCTAATTCGTATTCAATCGTTACTCCTTCCTGTTCTTCAAGCAGCGATATCAACACTTGTATGATTTTTACCATATCGGGTTCCACTTGCACCACCTCTCTAATATTTATGTATAACTGGTTGTACTTGTTTCCTTTACTTCTTATAATTCGCTTGAACTTGGTTATTACTTTGAGGAAATAGGAAAATGGATGAAACTTATTCATCTTTTTCTTTCTTTAAGAATTCCCAAGCAACCAAATCCGCTTTTTTTAACATCAATTCCTCATACTCAGTAATAAATGTTCTAACTTCTCTCCCATAAACTGCATTTCTAAGTTTCTTAATACAGTTGTCCAATTCCTCATCAATAACGGCAATTAGTTCCTTTACATCTTCTGTTTTCAGATTAAGGTCAAAGTTCTCACTAATTTCTTTCATAATGGACATCAGCCTTTTTCTTTCATTCTCACCGTCTGGTTCTACTTGCTTATGCAATTCATCCTTTGTTACAAGCAGTGACCATTTTCCATTGTTGAATTCCAATTCTAAATGACTTACTGCCTTCAATTTCTTCCCATTCAGAAGGAATTCGCCCTTCTTTACGTCGATATGTAAAGATTCCAATGTTTTGCTTTCCATTGCCATTCTTTCACACCACCTCCTTGGGTTTAATTCCATATAGTTCATTCGGTTCTACCTCAAGGGCATTTGCTATTTTTATTACATCTACATCCGTAATGATTTTTCTGCCATTCAACATATTGCTAAATGTCTTAATATTATATCCGGCTTTCATTCCTATTGCGCCCTGCGCCAAACAGCGCATTTTTATAATTTCTTTCACATTTGCTGCTATAGCTGATTTCACCATTTCACCTCCAAGCTCAAATTTCTTTAGTTTAAATGTAATATATATCAGATTTCTTTAGTTGTCAATATATATTCTAAAGTTTCTTGAATTTTTATCTTTACATATTAAGACTTGTGATGTATATTGAAATAGAAAGAAGGTGATTTATTGGGAATCGGCAAACGTATTAAAGAAGCTAGAGAAAATTTAGGTCTTACTCAAACCGAACTTGGAGAATTGATTGGGGTAACTGGTTCAGCTATTACTAATTACGAAAAAGAAACCAGTCATCCCAAAGAATCCATAATGTATAAACTTTTTGAAGCCCTAAATGTAGACGCAAACTACCTTTTTCAAGACGTAGTCAATATTCCAAAAAAAGTAAACGATGTAACTTTATCTGAATTTGAGCACATAAAAAAATACCGGATTCTTGATTCTCATGGTCGAGATCTAGTAGATATGGTGCTTAATAAAGAAACTGAACGTATGGAAACACTAGAAAAAGAATCACAGAAAGATTCAAAGCCTTTAGAATTTCCAACTTTGGATTCTGAACAACCAACCAGAACCCTCAACTACTACCAACGACTCGCATCTGCAGGAACCGGACAAATCGTATTTGACGATGTCCCAGTAGACCTAATAGAAATCCCTGACATACCAGAATACAACCGTGTTAAATATGCCATTGGAGTTAATGGCGACAGCATGGAACCACTTTATTATGATGGGGACATCCTTCTAGTAGAGCCAATGCCGGATGTAAGGGTTGATGATATTGGCATATTTATTGTTGATGGGGAGTCTCTAGTAAAAAAGCGTGGAAAGAAATCCTTGATTTCTCTTAATAAAAAGAAAAATTATCCAGAGATTCCTTTCACTGAGGAAACACGTTGTCTAGGGCGTGTTGTAGATAAAATTTCAACACCCGATAGTGCTTATTCAAAACTTGAAGCAGAAGATATCTCTGCTTTGGAAAGAGGTAGGGACTTACTTTGGGCACAAGCGCTTGGAATTGATAAAAATTCAGGTGTTAAAGAATCCACGGATAAAAGTAAAACCGTATCACATCCAGATATATCTGCACTCGATCCAAAAGATTTAGCTGCATTGGAACGCGGAAAAATTAAAATGTTTAAGCCTGAGAAAAATGCATAACTGGAAAAATTTGGAGTATTTGCAAAATTCTATACGGTGCTAAAATGTATATATAATTATACAGTAGGTGATATATATGCATTTTCATAAAAAGGAAAACCGTAGAAAACGTCCTTTAACCAAGGAGGAGGAAAAATTTATCAAATTCTCCGCTTATGACGCGCTAATAGAATTTGATGCAAAAGACCTTCCTGTTTTTCCTGATTTTTGCCAGATCATTGATTCCACTATCTTCATTTTTCCGATGCAGTTCGTGGCGGAGAAAGAAGGACATGCGGAGGACTATTTTTCTGCTGGAGGTAGTGGGGTCGTAATGTATGTTCGCGAGACAGGACACTACATCATTTTATACGATGAACAACTGGACTCAGAGCAAATACGCTGGACATTATCTAAATTGGTGTACTATATAAAATCTGGCAATTTAGAAAGCTGTCCAAATATTTTCCACTATGCCGATCACGGCGACTCACTTGAACACTGTACGGCGTTTGCATACCAGTTCACTTGTCCAGACATTGTACTGCATGAATGTGGGATACAGGAGGCCAACGAGATCATAAAACTTTGCCAGATACCTTTTTCCTATGCAAATATGAAAAGCCGTTTATTAAAAATGGCGACGAACTCAAAGTCTTTACAATTTGCAGAGAAAATTTTGAAAAATAATTTTTCTGAATACATAAGCCAGATTCGGCAGAAAACAGGGCTATTTGATTCGCCTAGCACAAATAATAACTCTGAGTACTTTCACGAGTTAGAATAAATGTCCCAGTGTTTATATAATTTTTCTCAATGTAAGGTAAAAATTTATAAGTTTTACAAAAGGAGAAATTCAAAAAATGAAATTATTCCAGAAAAAAACAATAAATTGTTGTGTATGTCACAAAGATATAACTAAATCGGCACAATGGCTTATTGCTGATGGTTTTATTTGTAGTGAATGTCAAGAAATTCCACGTCAGATGGGTTTACATCTTCCATCTGATATAGAAAAGTTACATATAACAGATATAGAAAAGATGCGTATAGAGCTTGCCCAAGGTGCGCCTACAGTCTATCGCGGGTGGGGTGGCACATTAATTGTATTTCAAAATGATGTAACAATAACAACAAATTTTCCTAAAGGAACATATACGCATGTATCAATAGATGATGTAGCCTTTCAAGAACCTTCTGGAACGACAAACGGATTTTTGATTATTGAGACACCATTAAAAAAAATTCCTATTGCGTTTACTTACAATGAAAGGGGCTCTTTTGCAGAAGCATATTTTCATCTTTTGCAGTTATCTCCTGGGGGCGCTGAATTAACTGAATCAATCATTGAATTTAATGAAACAAAAGTTGTTTCAGGAATACTTCATGTCGATGAAATTAACAAGAAATGGTATATTGGCGAAAGCTTATATGATTGTAAATGTATTTACAATTATTCAGATGTAGAAAATACGTATTTATTAAAAGGAGATAAGATTCTCTCGTCCGTTTCTATCGGTCAAAAGTCTGGTGGAATCACGAGGAGTATTATCGGGGGTGCCATTGCTGGAAGCACTGGTGCAATGATCGGTGCCTTAACCGCAAATACTAAAACCAATTCTTCTGCTACTGAATCTCAAATTATATATGTAAATGTATTAGTTTCAGGGTTAGAAGACCCTATTTCGTTATCATGCCCTAATGAAATTGTTGCAGATAAGGTACAGCATGCCTTCGCTCTAATGATTGAGCAACCAATTACTCCTTCTTCCACCATGATGCCAAATTCAACTTCTAAAGCCGATGAAATACGTAAGTTTAAGGAACTATTGGATGACGGTATAATTACTCAAGAGGAATTTGCCTCAAAGAAAAAGCAACTATTAGGATTATAAATTATCCAATGCAAGGTCGAACAAAAGAGAATGAGAGGAATTATTGTTTTTCATGGATAAAACCTAACTACGGGCAAAGCTATATTATAATGACTATACAAGGGCAACCTTGAATCTTGCCTTAAGGTCATTAATATTGTTTTAAGTTATTATATGAATACCTCGTAGAAATACAAGATATTTTATGTTAATTGAAAGGACGTACTGACATGCTATTTGGTGTTGTATCTGCTATAAAAAAGGAAACTCATCCTCAAGGAATCTATACCCAATTTAGACCTAACGATTTAGACCAATTCTCATCAATAATGTTTGATATACTGCTCTCGAATTTTGATATGCTTCACAACAATGATAAAGTCATCAAGCCTATCGCTATTTATTTCGAAGCCGTGTAAGGGAATTTGTCTTTTCCATGTATAATTTTTTCATATTTGCAGCCTCTATTCTCCGTTCTTCCATTTTTCTTTGAATAGAGGTATGCTTTTTATCATATGTTTCTATTTTTTCAGAATATTGTGATAATAACTTTTTTTGATGATTATACATACCATTTCCCTCCTTATAGTTATAGTATTTCACAAATGATATTAAAAATCAACTAAAAGCGGAAAATTATATAGAATTGAAAACTAAAAATTGGGAAGAAAGGACGTGACAACATGTCAATGCCACAGGAACGCATTTATACATCTGAAGACTACTGGAACCTTCCAGAAGGCCAGCGGGCAGAACTGATTGACGGAAAGCTGTACGCCATGACACCGCCAAACTTTATACATCAGAAAATTAGCTTCTCTCTTGCCCGTAAGATTGCGGATTATATAGATTCCAATAAGGGAAGCTGTGAAGTTGTTCCCGCACCTTTCGCAGTAAATCTTGATGCAAATGATAAAACATGGGTTGAACCCGATATATCCGTTATTTGCGATAAGTCAAAAATCACAGAAAAAGGATGTAAAGGCGCACCAGACTGGGTGGTTGAAGTAGTCTCTCCAAGCACCCAGAGCAGAGATTATCTTAAAAAATTATGGCTTTATCAGAATACCGGAGTCCGTGAGTACTGGATCGTAAACCCAATCATGAAAAATGTACAGGTTTATACTTTTGGCGACGAGGGGAATTCCTCTCAGTTTTCTTTTGATAATGAGATATCCTCTCATACATTTAATGGCTTAACTATTAAAATCGCAGATTTACTATAACGTAATACACCTCTGAAAAGCCGTCCCTTTCACCAGGAACGGCTTCACAGAGGCGCATCCAAAGATGTACAACCAAAGTTTATCACAAACACATTGTATCATCTTCGGTGACAGACAGCAAGAGACTGCCTGTTATTTTTTACACTATTTTCACATAAAATAGCAAAAGGAAGTGATAAGCATGACGCAAAAAGTCATTCGCAGCGCAATCTATATTCGTGTCAGCACAGCCGAACAGATGGTTCACGGGAAATCTCTGCAGGCGCAACAGGAATGTCTGGAACGCTATGCACAAGAGCATAACATGACAGTGGCAGGCATTTACGCTGATGAAGGCAAAACGGCGCGTAAGGAGTTAAAAAAGCGCAAGGCGATACATTCCCTGCTTTTTGACGTAAAGGCAGGGAAAATTGATACCATTCTATTCTGGCGGTTAGACAGATGGTTCCGTAACCTTTCTGATTTCTATAAAGTTCAGGATGTACTGGATGAATACGGCGTCAACTGGATCTCTGTATCCGAACCTGGTATCAATATGGAAACCCGCGATGGAAGGCTGCAACTCAATGTAGTCCTTTCTATTGGGCAAAATGAGGTAGATACCACCAGTGAGCGTATTCGATTTGTTAATGAGGCTTCGATTCGTCAGGGAAAACTTATTTTCGGTAAAGCCAACATGCCTCTCGGTTATAAAGCTGATGTTGTGGATGGTAAGAAGTGCATGGTCAAGGATCCTGACGCCGAGGCAATGGTCAAGGATTTCTTTTTGTATTTTAAAGCTCACCAGTCAAAAACGGGAACCGTGAAATACATGCAGAATACATATGGAATAGATTTTTCTTATTCTATGCTTCGCACCATGCTGAGCAGCGAATTTTACAAAGGAACTTATCGGGGATTCCCCTACTGCCCCGCTTATCTGACAGAGCAGGAATGGGAGGATATCAAGCAGAATGAGCATAAAAATATCAAACAGACTCCTTCTGGACGAATCTACTTATTCTCAAGCCTTATGCGCTGCCCTGAATGTGGACAGTTATTATGTGGTACTGGATGTTCTTCTATCATTAACAGAAAGACCCGTGAGAAGCGTACATATTGTTACTATCGCTGTAACCGCGCGGCAATCGACAAGATATGTAAAAACCGGCACAGAGTAAGTCAAAATCTGATTGAACAATATTTACTGGATAACCTTGAGGACGAGTATAAAAAATATCGGATGCGCTGCGCAAAGATTGAGGAAAAAAAGAAAAAAAACAAAAAAGCCCAAACACCTGAAAAACTTCAGCGTGAATTAGAACGGTTAAACCTTCTTTTTCAGAAGGATCGGATTGATTGGGAATACTATAACAAAGAATATGACCGGATTGAGAATGAATTAAAGGAACTGTCCCCGATCCAGCCAGTAGAGCCGCATGATTACTCCCATCTGGAAACAATCCTAGATACTAATTGTAAAGCTATGTACGGTAATCTGACACCTGAGAATCGTAGGGCTTTCTGGCGGTCTACGCTCAAAGCGATACACCTGAAAGACGACTGCACGGTTGATTATATAGATTTTTTATAGAACGTCTTGTATTAACTAGATAACCCCATTCGGTGTTATCTGGTTAATACAAAATAATATTATTACAAAAATTATTGTTTCCCCTTTGTTTTCTCCAGAATATAGATTTTCGCCCATTTATTTCCCATTGAAAAATAATCTTGGTTCAGCTACAATATCAATTATGGAAGTGATGAAATATGAAGGTATTTGGCGAACGGTTAAGAACTCTACGCCTAGCGCATAGTATGACACAACAGACATTGGCTGAGATGTTATGTTCCGAACGAACTACTATTCTCGGATGGGAATTAAAGAACCTGATTATCAGTTTGTTGTTGATATTGCTGACATTTTTGACGTGTCTATAGATTATCTGTTTGGCAGAGACGATTTTATTGAAAAGACACGGAAACGGGAAATGTCGAAATTTGATGATGAGAATTCCTTGAACTCTCCGTCTCACACAGACTATAATGAAGATGTTCCATAACACATATCCATTAAGGTATGTCATTGGGGCAAGAAAGTGTAGCCGCTGTGACCTGGGGCCAGCATAACGGCTACGCTCTTTTTGTGTCTAAAACAACTGGAACCGGTCAATCGCCTTTCCAAAACTTCCAGTAAATCCATTCTGCCCGTTTCG